GACAGGTCAACAGGTAAGAAAGGAGCTGGAGAAGTTTCAAAAGTACGTGATAACACAGGCTCGTGCTAATCTTACTCGTTTAAAAAAGAATTCATCCAAAACATTATACGATAGTTTAAAGGGGGATATTAAGTACAATAGAGGAGACTATACTGCAAAGATAAGCATGGAATATTATGGTCTATTTATTGATAAGGGAGTAAGCGGAAAGAACAAAAAATACGATACTCCATATTCTTATAAATCTAAGATGCCTCCTCCATCCGCTTTAGATAAATGGATAGTAAGAAAGGGCATAGCACCCCGAGATAAAAATGGAAAATTCATAACTAGAAAGAGCTTACAGTTTTTAATAGCTAGAGGGATATATAAAAATGGTATAGCTCCTAGTTTATTTTTAACCAAACCATTTGACAAAGCAGTAGCTACTTTACCACAGGATGTAGTAACAGCATTTGGAATAGATATAGAGGCTTGGATGAGCGCAACAGTAGAAAAAATTAACAGGAAATAATGGCAAATAGAATATTCGCAAGGTCACCATTTATAGTAAGAGTAGATGAAGCTGGACAGCTAGGAAGTAAGATAGAAGTATTTATATGGAATGGAGGAGGCTCTGCTCCATTAAACTATACATACAAGTTTTCAAAGTTAGCTCCATCACCAACTAACACAGCTAACTACTATAACATATCTCCTTACATACAGGAGTATATTAACCATAACCAATGGCAGACAATCTACAACACTAATCCTCCAACTCCTGATGGTCAATGGTGTAATGTGTATGTCATTAGATACAAGTTGACAGGTAGTGGTTATACTGTAGTAAGCTCTGAACAGTATCAGGCTTTTAATGGCTATGGTTTTTATGAAGATGGCAGTAATCCACAGCTCACGAACTACTTTTTAGAGCAAGGCACGTACTACTACAACTACGATGTTAACGCAGATTTTGTGAATGACCCATTGAGTAGATGCGGACATTTAACAGCTGAGAGAATTCTAGGTAGTTATTTGAAGTATACCAATTTGGTTACAGGGTCTTTTACTACTGTAGGAATGACTGCTGGAACAATTGAGGATTTTTATAGAGTATATCCTCCATACTACATGGATGGAAATAAGGTAGAGCTATTTAACTCATCAGATGTACTACAGGCAACATGGTATTTTAGACCAATTATAGAGTGCAGATATACTCCTGTAGTTATTGATTTCGTAAACAGATACGGAGCATGGCAACGAGAGTTTTTCTTTAAGGCATCCACCGAAAACATGAATACCAAAACGAATTCATATAACCTAATGCAAACTAGGCTATACAATTATAGCGTTACAGAGGGACAATCTAGAGAATTTAACGTTAACGGAAATGAGAGTATTAAAGTAAATTCAGGTCTACGAAATGAGGATTTCTTTAGCTCAATTAAGCAGTTAATGTTAAGTGAGCGAATCTTACTAAATGGTGAGCCTGTTAAGTTGAAGACTAAGAACATAGAGAAATTCAAAGAGGTTAATACTAAGATAATTAACTACACTTTAGAATTCGAATACGCATTCGATACAATTAATAATGTGATGTAATGAAAAGAACTGTACAGGTATATATAGAAGGTGAGAGAATAGAGCTATTTGATGATGAGAAAATTAATGTAAGCTCAACTATTCAAAACGTACAAGATATCTCGAAGGTTTTTACTGATTTCTCTCAGTCATTTACTGTACCAGCATCACCTGTAAACAATAAAATCTTTCAGCATTTTTATGCCAATGAGGTAGACGGTACATTAAATCCAAATGTACGTAGAGATGCATTTCTAGAAATTGACCATACATTCTTTAGAAGGGGAAAGATACAAATAGAGAAAGCTGACATTAAAGATAGTGCTACAGATTCATATGCTATTACTTTCTACGGTGATGTACGTACATTAAAAGATAGATTTGGAGAGGATAAATTATCTATGCTGGACTATTCAGCTTATACTCATCCTTACTCAGGAGCTGAAATCCTAGAGAGAGTATCTAGCATAGTGAATGACTATGACGTGAGATATCCTCTTATCTCTTCTAAAAGAGTATGGCAGTATAATGAGCCTACTACACCACTAGACAATATTGATACTCTTACAGGTAGAATATTTTACACAGAGCTTTTCCCAGCTTTACGAATCTCTAAGATATTTGAAGTATTTGAGGCTACATATGGAATAACTTTTCTAGGTAACTTTTTGAATGACCCGAGATTTACGAATTTATTTCTTTACTTAAAGAACAGCGAAGTATTCTCATTCTTATCATCTCCTGTCAGAGTGAATATAACAAGTGAATCTAAAACAGGATATTGGGATGATATATTTTATCCGTCAACAGATATCGCTCTGTATACTTTTCAAAATACAATAGATGGTAGCGGTACACACAAGCTCTACGTAAACATACTGAGCGCATCTACATCAGCTACATATTACATAGATGTTTATATAAATGGAGCATTAACGCAAACAATCACAGGAACAGGTGTAGCAGATTATTACGTAGGAGGTATAGTTAACTCATCAGGCATCAACTATGAGGTATATTACGAAATAAAAAGTACAGCAGCAATTACTTTAGGACTGCAATTAAGAGATGAATTTTGGTATACATTTGAGGATAACTATGGAGCGCAATATCAAGGTTATGACTATCAAGTAGGTTACTGTGATGATGTGGTATTATTAGGAGATATTAACCTGTCTACTAATATGCCTGATATGAAGGTAGCAGATTTCTTCTCAGGTATCTTAAAACAGTTTAATCTTACCTGTTATCCATCAGATGCGAATACATTCTATATTGAGCCTTTAGAGGATTGGTATGCTAAAGGTGGAGTATACGACATTTCAAAATATGTTATTACTGATACCATAGAAATTAAGCGAGTGCCTCTCTACAAAAAGATAGAATTCTCATACGATAAGAGTGAGAGCTTTATGAACAATACGTTCAAATCATTCTTTAATAGAGCCTATGCTGACCTATCAGCTAACTTTACTTATGATGGTGGAGATATGCAGATAAAAGCTCCTTTTGAAGAGCCTTTGTTTAATAAGTTTACAGGCACAGAAATTCAAGTAGGATATAATCTAAAAGACTCTCCATCATTTGAGCCATATGTACCTAAAGCTACTGTTCTATACTTTAATGGAATGGAGAATATCATCGCTAATGATTTCAAATTCGATGATGGTGCTATAATGTACAATGTCGAAAACTACGGTTTATTTGGACAGGATTTAGACTACAACGGAATAAAATACAGCTTATGCTGGGGTCAGGAAGTATCATCTTTCTATCAGGTGACATCTAATAACTCTTTGTATCAAACATACTATAGTACGTATTTGAGTAATCTGTACGATGTTAAAAACAGATTGACTACAGTTAAGACTCTTCTACCTTTAAGAATCCTTACAGAGCTGAAATTGAATGACAGATTAATTATCAGAGATAAACGGTATATCATCAATGAGATGAAATCCGATTTAACAAGCGGTGAAGTAACGTTTACTTTGTTGAATGATTTTAGGTCAATGAAGAGAAAAAAATTAATTAAACCTAATATAACAAAGCCAAAGGTATATGTACCAATCGGAATGATTAACAAGTCTGTACAGGCAGATATTGACATAACAGGCACAGGAGTTATTTCAGCTATACCATCATCTTTTACAGAAGACACAATAGTAGAGATAGAACTACCAGCATATACTACTGATGTTTATAATGTAGTATCTGAGGAGGAGGATATTATCCAATCAGAAGACGGAATAGATAGCGTAATAAATGAAGAGGGAGAATACAAGGTATTCGATATACCATTAACATTTACTTTTGGTAACGGAGACACAGAAACAGAAATAATAACTATAATACAGGGCAATGATTAACGATATTTTGAATCTATTGAGGATAGATAAATTCTACGGAAAAAGCGAGAATATAGAGATAGCTAAAGGAAAGTACAAACTACCTGTATCTGTAAAAGATGTATTCACTCAGGCTCGTAGAGAGCAGAAATACAAAAAGATGAAGTAATGGAAAAGCATACAATAAGCATAGACGTAAATACAAGAGGCGCACAGGCTGATGTAGACAAACTAGATAAAGACCTAACCAAATTAGACAAAACGGTTGAGGAGTTAGCTAGTGACATAGAACAGGATTTAGGAGCTGCCATTTCCTCTATGGAGGATAAGATGTATGCCTTAGCTGCTGCTGGTCAAAAGAACTCAGATGAGTTTAAACAACTTGCCGCTGAAACAGGTAAGCTAAAGCAGATTATCATAGAGACAGATATGGAGGTAGAGTTTCTTGCTGCCTCCTCTGCTGATGTTGGACAGAAGATAGGGCTCTTAGAGGACAGGATGTATGCTATGGCTGTAGCTGGTGACACTACCAGCGCAGAATTTAGAAGAATAGCTACAGAAGCTGCTGCATTAAAACAGCAAGTAACTCTAGTAGATATGGCTATAGATGGTATGGCTATGACTACTACACAAAAGTTAAGCGGAGCATTAGGAGGAGCTACAGGAGCATTCGCTGCGGGACAGGGAGCTATGGCTGCATTCGGTACAGAAAGTGAGGCAGTAAATCAGGCATTACTCAAAGTTAATGCTGCTATGGCATTAGTACAAGGAGTGCAAGGTATACAGGAGGCTTTACCAGCTATGACTGCTCTAAAAAATAATGTAGTAGGAGCTTTTCAAGGAATGACTGCTGCTAGTAAGGCTTTCATGTTGACAGGGATAGGATTAGTTATAACTGCTATTGCTGCAGCAGCTGCTGCTTTTGATGGGATGGGTAAATCTACTGAGCAGTTAATAGCTGAACAGAAAAAACTAACTAAATCTTTTGATGACCAAAGTGCAGCTATAGATAGGAATAAAAAGCAAATGGAATCTAGAATAGCTACTGAGATTGCATACGCTGAAGCTGTAGGAAAAAGTGAAGAGGACATATCTAAAATCCGTAAAAAAGGAACAGAAGACTTAATAACTGAAACTGAAAAACAGATAAAGATACAGCAACGTAGATTTGATTTCTTAAATTCAGAAGAGAATAAATTAGCAATAAACAGAAGAGCTACATCTAAGGAGCAATATGATGAATTAATACGAAATAATGAAAAAGAATCCAATGAAACTAAAAACCATCTTAATAGATTAAAGGTAGAGAATAACGCACGTAGAACTGAAATGAAGCTCGATACATTAAGAGCCAAAACAGAAGAGAATGAAGCGTTAAAAGAAAAGCAAAGAGAGGCTGCTGATGCTGCAAGAGATGCTGCTAAACAACAGCAAGAATTATTGAAACAACAGAGAGATGAAGGCATCCAAAAGCTAAAGGATGCAGAGGCTCAATATTCTGAAGAACAAGTTTTAAGATATAAAACAGATAGAGAAAAGGAACTGTATGAAGTACAGAAAAAGTATGAGGAGCTTTTAGCTATTGCGACAAAATACGGTTATGACAAAGCGCAGCTACTAGAGAATCAAAAAAATGAAGAGAATGAAATAAACGCTACATATGCTGCTCAGGAGTTAGAAGCTCAAAACGCAAAAGATGCAGCCGTACAAGCTCAAATAGATGCAAACAAAGAGGCAGCATTAGCTGCTCAGGAGGAATATGATGAACAATACAGACTAAATACATTAACTGCACAACAGATAGAGATAGAGGCTGTAACATCAAAATATTTTCAGCTTATCACTTTAGCAGAGCAGTATGGTTATTCTACTACAGAATTAAAGAGAAGACAGGAAGCTGAATTAAATGAGATAGACAGAAAAAGCAAGGAGGAACAAATGGCACGTGAAAAGCAATTACGTGACCAAAAAGTACAAGCTGTTCAAAATGGATTAGCTACTATCGGAAATCTAGCAGAGTTATTCGCTGGTAAAAGCAAAGCATCTCAAAAGAAAGCATTTCAAGTACAAAAAGGAGTGCAGATAGCACAAGCTACTATTGATACATACAAGGCTGCCACAGGTGCTTATTCATCTATGGCATCTATTCCTACTGTTGGTCCAATATTAGGAGCTGTAGCTGCTGCGGTTGCTGTTGCTGCTGGTTTGGTAAACATCAAAAAGATTGCATCTACTAGATTTGATGAAGGAGGAGGTGGAGCTGGTGCATCTGCTGGAGGCGCATCTGCATCTATGCCTAGTGTAACTACACCTGAATTCAACATAGTAGGAGGGAATACAGCTAATCAATTAGCGGATTTGAATGCTCAGCCTGTACAAAGCTATGTAGTAAGCTCAGAAGTGACTACAGCGCAGAGCTTAGATAGAAATAGAATACAAAATGCTACATTATAAACAAATAAAGTTATAAGGATATGGACATAATCGAAATGGTTTTAGATGATAACAGCGAAAGACAGGGAGTATACGCTGTATCTGTTGTAAATGCTCCAGCAATAGAGGAGGATTGGATAGCATTAAATAAGCAAATCGTAGAGTTGAAATCTGTAGATGAGGATAAACGTCTTTTGATGGGTGCAGCTCTTATTCCCAATAAGCAAATCTATCGAAAGGATAAGGATAACAACGAATTCTATATTTATTTCTCATCTGCTACTATCAAAAAGGCATCTGAGCTATTCTTAAAAAGGAATAAGCAAAACAATGCTACTTATGAGCATATGAAAGAGATAGATGGAATGACAGTAGTAGAGAGCTGGATTATTGAGGATGAGCAGATGGATAAATCTAAGCTATACAATTTCAGTTTACCTAAAGGAACATGGATGATATCTATGAAGGTAGATAATGATGAAGTATGGAGTAAGGTAAAAGCTGGAGAGATTAAAGGATTTTCTATTGAGGGATACTTTGAAACTAAAGAAGCTAACCTATCAAAAGATGAAGAGATACTAGAGCAAATAAAATCTATCCTAACCAACATCTAACCAATGAGAAACATACGCAACAGCCAATATATAACACAAGTAGAGGAGAGACAACTTTCTGAGATGTCTGAGCTTGTTCCTGAGGTGGGAGCTTTAATCTATGTAGATGAAGTTTTATATATGGGAAATGGGATAGAATGGATACGCATCTATTATCCTTATATTCCTCCTGTTGACGGATTAGTTTACAGAGGAGTATGGAATGCATCTACGAATACACCACTACTAGAAAGCGGTGAAGGTACTACAGGAGACTTTTTTATAGTTAATGTAGCTGGTACAACTAATCTAGATGGTATAACAGATTGGCAAGTAGGAGATTGGGCAATATTTGAAGGTGGAGTATGGCAGAAAGTAGATAATCATGATGTCCAATCTTACACCACAGTAAAAGATGAAACAACACAACTACCAAAGCGCTCTGTATTAAAATTCACAGGTACAGGAGTAACAGCAACAGATGAAGGTGGAGAGACAGTAGTAAACATAGAGGGAAATATTCCAGCTACTAACTTTGGCTTATTCGCTCAGACAGGAAATAGTACAGCAGTAACAGCTACTACTACAGAAACAACAATAATAAATGGAGGTATCGGAACACTATCTGTACCAGCAAATGGATTTGCGGTAGCTGATTCTTTTAGAGGGGATTTTGCTGGAGTAATGTCTTCTAAAAATAATGATACTATCAGAATAAAAGTAAAGGCTGGTTCGGTTATTCTAGCAGATAGCGGAACACAAACATTACCAGCTACTACTGATGCTGTATGGTCACTATCAATAAACTTTACTGTACGTCAAATCGGAGGAGCTGGTACAGCATCTATTGTTACATTGGGTAACTTTCTGCACGTAAAGCAGTCTAATGGAACATCTGAGGGATTCGGATTTAACACAGTAAATAATACAACGTTCAGCACAACTATTCCGAACACTTTAAACGTAACTGTACAATGGAGCAGTAACTCAGCTTTGAATAGTATATACTCTGATATTTTCGTACTTAATAAAATATACTAATGGATACACCGAGTAACACATCACCGAGAAGCGGCTCAAGAGGCTGCCTATGTAAAGATGGAACATACAGTAGTGAATGTTGTGACGGAACACTACAGGCACAAGGAATAGGGGCTTTAGAAGGACAGGGAGATGTTATCCTAACTCAAGATATAGTTGAGCGCAATATAGTAAGTAGTAATAATTAATAAATAAAAAAATGAATAAGAACATCCTAAACAAATTAGCACAATTTGAAAAAAACGTTGAGCTATCAGAAGTTAAGGTAGATTTAGCTTTAATTGACGATTTAAAAAATATTCTAAATAAGGCAAAAGTTATACAAGCAGGTATGAATGATAACTATTTAGAAGCGTTAAAAATGGCAAATCAAGGCGTACAGTTAGCAAAGCAACATTTAAAAAATTTAGATGATGTAAGCAAATTAGTTAATACAATAAAATCACAAGCTGATGATTTAGGATTAGATGTTACTAAAAATAAAGATTGGCAAAATGGTTTTGATTTTTTACATAATATGTCTAAAAATGCTACAGATGTTTTGATTAAAAAGTTAGAATCATTAAAGTAAACGGTTAAAAATGCAACAAGTTTAATTTAAATAGTTATATAACCATGAACAAAAATGTGATTGAAAAAATGTATAGCTCTACAGAGAATGTAGAACTAGCAGAAGTAAAAGTAGATTTGGGTGCTATTGATGATGTAGAAAAAGACGTAAAATCATTAATGGATGAAATTTTATCTGCTAAAGCAAAATATCAAAATGCAGTAACTGAAATAAGAGCAAAAGCAGATAAAGCAATTAATTCTTATGGTAAAATACAAGATAAATTAATTAAAATAGAAAAACAAATAAATGATTTAGGCATTGTTGCACCACAAAAGTTTAATGACGTAGCGCAAGAAGGATATAATTCTTTTGTAATTGCTAAAAGAATTATTCAAGACGTTAAAGATATAAAATAACAAATAAATATGAAAGCAAACGAAGCAATCAAACAAATCAAAACTTTGCTAGGTCTAGAGACTGAGGTTAAGTTAGCTCAGATGCGTTTAGAAGATGGTACAACTGTACTAGAGGCTGAATCATTTGAGGCTGGAATGGAAGTATTCATTGTAACAGAAGAGGGGAACGTACCTTTAGAAGTTGGTGAATACACATTAGAAGACGGTAAGATTCTTGTGGTAACAGAAATAGGAATTATTGCTGAAGTAAAAGAGGCTGAAGTTGAGGAGATGCCTGAAGAGGAAGCTCCTGTAGCTGAAGAAGCTCCTGTAGAGGAAAATATGTCTACAGAGGAACGTCAACCTAAGAAAACAATTGAGAGCATTATCAAAGAGACATTATTCTCTGAGGTAGAAGCTATCAAAAAAGAAAATGAGGAACTAAAAGCTGAACTATCTGCATTAAAGGCTGCTGCTGTTGAATTGAGCGAAAATCCAAAGCCAATCATGTACAATCCTGAGAATGAGAAGAAAGCAGATGTTTTCAAATTTGGTTCTAAAAAACCAGCTAACTCTACTGACAGAGTTTTATCAAAAATGTATTAATATAAATTATAAAATAAAAGAAAAATGGCTACAACTTTAGACATTACAACTACTTATGCTGGAGAGAGCGCTGGTAAATATATCGGAGCTGCTTTGTTATCAGCTAACACAATTGAAAACGGAGGATTAACTGTTGTTCCTAACATTAAATTCCGTCAAACAATGAAACGATTCGATTCTAATTCATTGGTACAAAATGCTACTTGTGACTTTTCAGCTACAGGTGACATTACATTAACTGAGCGTACACTTGAGCCAAAAGAGCTACAAGTTAACGCATTGCTTTGTAAGAAAGATTTCGTGAGCGATTGGAATTCTTTGGAGATGGGATATTCTGCATTCGATGTACTACCTAAATCTTTCCAAGATTTCCTTATTGCACGTATGCTAGGACAAGTTGCTGAAGCTACTGAAACATCTATTTGGCAAGGTGATAGCGGTAACGCTGGAGAATTCGATGGTATCCTTTCTTTGGCTTTGGCTGAAGCTGGTACAGGAATTCCTGTAGGACAGTCTTTAGTAGGTATCTCTATTGATGCTACAAATGTTATCGATGAGTTAGGAAAAGTAGTAGATGCTATTCCATCTGCTTTGTACGGTAAGGAAGGATTACGAATCTATGTTCCACAAAACGTAGCTAGAGCTTATGTTCGAGCTTTGGGTGGATTTGCTGCTGCTGGAGTTGGTGCTGCTGGTACAAATGCACAGGGAACACAATGGTACGGAATGGGTTCAGGTTTGTCTTTTGACGGAGTATCTATTTTTGTTGCTAATGGTTTGCCATCAAACAACATCATTGCTACTACTACAGATAACTTGTTCTTTGGTACAGGTTTGCTCAATGACGCTAATGAATGCAAAATTATTGATATGGCGAATATTGACGGTTCACAAAACGTTCGTTTCGTTATGCGTTATACTGC